CACTAATCCTAAATGTGATCCGCATAATTGAGATTAAAAAAGGTAAGAAGGGTGAAGGCGAGTGATACACTGTGGATCATTGGAGGAGGACCTTCGGTTGCACGTTATGTACACCTTGTAAAGGGCGACTCATTAGGTATTAACCAGGCAGGTTTCTACTTTCCTGTTGACTACTGTTTTTGGATGGATCGTCAGTGGTATGATAAGAACCGCGAAAAGGTTCACCGCTATCCGTTTGCAAAATGGACTTGCGACATGCAACCTTACCCAGAAGATGTTAATCAACTAGAGGTCCAGGTAAAAAGTAGTGGAGCAGGTGCTCTCTATCTTGCACTCCGCCTGGGTTATAAGAAGATTTACTTACTAGGTTACGATCACTTTAGTGTAGGTGGTAAAAGCCATTGGCACGATGACTACACAAGGATAACCCTTTCACCCCAATCGTATGAAAGGTGGTTGCCTGACTATTATGCGATTAAACTAATGGCCGACCAGGCCGGTGTCCAGATCTGGAACACTAATCCACATTCCCGTCTTACCGTATTTCCAACTTTTGTCAATTCATAGGCGATAAATATTTAGAACTGTGGACCAAATCCACATAAACTAAAAAAACCATGACCTATGAAAGTTAATGATGTTATTAAGAAATTAAGACTCATGTTGGCTGAGCAGACAGAAGAGGTTAAGGAGATCGTTGAAGAGAAAATGGCTGAGGCTACTCTCGTTGATGGTACTGAGGTTTACACTGAGGGCGAATTTGTTCCAGGTGCTATTCTTTTTGTACGTGCAGGCGAAGGTGTATCTGAAGATCCATTTGCTCCAGCAGGTATCCATGAAACCACTACTGGTTTGTTAATCACTGTAGGTGAAGGTGGCGAAATAGTTAACGTTGAAGAAAAAGCTCCAGTTGAGGCCAAAAAACAAAAAATGGCCGAAGCTGTAGTTGAAGAGAAAATGTCACTTGACGAAATTCTCACTGCAATTGCTGCTGTTCTTGCTCCTTACTTTACAGAGGTTGCCGAGATGAAAAAAGAGGTTACTAACCTTGAAGAAAGATTTAACAAAGTTGCTGACGCTCCTGCAGCAAAAAGAATCTCCACAACTTTCAAATCTGACATTGCTACTACCAAATCTGTAGCAGAGGCACGTTTTGAAAAACTTGTACAATTAAGAAAATCAGGACAAAAATTAAACTAAAAAAAAGTATAAACTATGGCTTTTGACTTAAATGCATTAACCGCGTATACTGATGAATTGTCTTTGGACCTGATTGCCAAGGCGGTTCTCACTACCGACTTAATGAATGAAATCGATGTTCGCGCCGGTTTAAGCGCTGGTACCGTTGCTATCAACTTGATGGACGGTGACCTAAACGTAAACGACTTAGCTTGTGGATGGAACCCATCTGGTGATGTGGCTTTCACTCAAGTTGATATCTGTATTCGTGACAAGCAAGTTAAGATGGACCTTTGTCCTGAAGACTTACGTCAGTACTGGTTATCACAAAGAATGAGCCCTTCTGCATTCCAAGAAACTGTACCATTTGAAGAAGTTATCGCTAACTACTATGTAGAGCGCGTTAAGAAATATAACGAAGACTTCTTAATCAATGGTGACGGTACTTGTGATGGTATTAAAGCTCAGATCACTGCATCTACTGCTAACGTTCCTGTAGGTGCTGCTGCTTGGACTGTGAACAACGCAGTTGCTCAAGCTCTTGACTTATTTGACGCTATCGACGAATCAGTTAAAGATCGCGATGATTTGATTATGATCGTATCTCCTGCTAACTACCAAACTCTTCGCAGAGCATTGGTTGCACAGAACTATTTCCACTACAACCAAGGTGATGGAGTTAACTCTATCGACTTGATCGGAACCAACTGTAAAGTTGTTAAGTCTTCTGGTCTTGTAGGTTCTAACTATGTTGCTGCAGGTCCTGCTAAATTTATTGTTGCAGGTACAGGTTTACAAGACGATATGTCTACTATGCAATTCTTCTACGATCGTGGATTTGACGTTGTTAAGTTCACTGCAAAGTGGAGATTGGGTGTAGCTGTATCTCAAGTTAACGTGTTTGCTACTAACGACTTAGCATAATCTCAAACTAAACGCCCTCGGGCAAAATTAAAAAAATAAGAAACTATGGCTTGTTCAAATTTATCTGCAGGTTTTACTTTAGACTGTAACGAATCCAATGGTGGTGTTGAGAAGATCTTCATCGCTAACGGTCCAGTTGAAAGTATTACCGAGAGTGCTGGGGTTGTTACCGCAATCACAGTAGGTGGTTCTCCACTCACGCCTGGTAATTTCTATGAGTTTGAGGTTCCTCGTCAGACTAGCTCATTCACTGAAACCCATACTGTTAACCAACAGAATGGTACTCTTTTCTATGACCAAGCACTATCTATGGTGTTTAACAAAATGGAAGCTGCAAAGCGTAACCAATTGTTATTAATGGGTCAAGCTACCAATATGGTTGTTATATTTAAAGATAACAACGGTCTATTTTGGTCAGTAGGATTAGAGCGTGGAGCTTATATGACTGCCGGTACAAGTATTAGTGGTACTGCATACGGTGATCGTAATGGTTATGAAATTACCATTAGCGGTGCTGAGTTGTATCCTTCATACGAGATAACCTCAACTATCGTGGAAAATTAATCCACCTTAGAAAGAACGCAGAGCGCTTCTCTATATATGCAAAAGGGATCCCTACGGGGGTCCCTTTATTTTTTGCTATTAATACCTAGGGCACGGAGAATAGCACGACCTTTGGCTAAACTCTTTTCTACTTTTTGACGGTCAGTAGGTAAACCATAGTGTTCTTGCCACCAACACTGGGCAGCAAAACTATCCTGTCTGTTTTCGTGTTCACTTAGGATAATTAGTTGTAGATCATCACGACCATAGAAGGCGTGAGTTTTTCTCTTGGTGTGGTCATAGTGTCTCCACTTAGGATCCTTGGTTTCTCCAACATATTCAACCTGACCGATTGAATTAACTAGTGCATAAACATATCTCATTTGTCTCGTGTTTTAGTATATATTCGTGCAGGTATATATAAAATGTAGAATTGTAAACACCAGAGGCCGGTTTTATATTTAGAGTAAATAACCAGGAAATGACACTAGAAGTAATTTCATATAACACTACATACACTTGGGTTCAGAATAGGGATAGTGGTTCGCCTAATCCGGTAACTGCTGCTACTCTTGAACTTGAGGTATGGAGTCAGTTAAGTAATACCTTACTCTTTAGTGTACCTCTTACCCTTGTCACTAGTAATGATAGGTATGCTGAATACACATTTACACTACCTGCTCTTGAGGGAGATAACCACTATAACGGTATGTATAACTATATGTTGTACCAGAATAGCGGTCTTGTTGATCAAGGTAGCCTAAAGTTGATCTTTAGTCCAGGTGGTGGAACCGGTACACAAGATTACATTAGTAATAATGAGAATCGTCAGGCTGTGGTTTACTATGATCCTGCTTATTAATAAAAATTAAGATATGATAGACAATAGTCAATACGAAGTCCTAGGACAAAAATTTGAAGCTCTGCAGCTCCCTATCATTCGTGATATCCGTGGTAAAGATTGGGTTTACTTTGGTGAAGAAAACCTTTACCCACAGGTCCTACTTGATCTCTACAATAACTCAGCAATGCATCACACATGCGTTCAGGCCATTAAGGACGGAGTAATTGGAGAAGGTATTGAAGTGATAGGTAATGAAATTGTAAATAAACATGGTGAAACTGTTGATGAGGTATTTGAAAAGATCAGCCAAGACTATATCATCTTTGGTGGATATGCCCTTAATCTTGTCTGGAATCGCGAGGGTACTCGTATTGTTGAAATGTACCATCTTCCGTTTAACAATGTTCGTAGCGGAAAACTGGATGAAGATGATAAAGTAATTGAGTACTATTACACAAGCCACTGGGCGCAGTACCGTAAGTACCCACCCCGTGCACACCGTGCATTTGATCCGCTAGATAATAGGGGCGATAATGCAAGTCAAATCTATTACTGCTATAACTACACACCAGGTAATGATTACTATCCACTACCTGATTATGTAGGTGGTCTTAATGATATCCAGCTTGACGGCAGGATCTCTAAGTTCCACAATGCAAATATCTCAAACGGCCTGGCCCCTTCGCTGTTTATTCAATTTAGAAATGGTATACCTACGCCTGAAGCTCGTCGCGACATTTATAATGAAATTCAGGATACTTTTGCAGGCGAAGACAAGGCAGGCCGTTTTTTCCTTTCCTTCTCAGATCCTGGTAAAGAACTACAGGTCACCCCAATCACGGCGGCAAATGACCAATACTATATTACCTTGGAGGAACGTGTAAGCTCACGTATCCTTACTGCGCACAGGATAACATCACCCCTACTACTGGGTATTAAAGATGCCAATGGTTTCTCTAATAATGCTGATGAAATCTTAGTGGCATATGATCACTTCGAGGCAACTGTTGTCCAGCCTAAACGTAAAAAGTTGTTAACCACTTTTGGTTACATTCTTCGCTATATGGGTTGGAACATTACACTTACAATTAAACCTAATCAAATTTTGATCCAGGACCTTAATGTAAATGAAGGTGGCTCAACAGAAACCGCAACAGAAACTCAAATAATTGAATAACTATGGCCTATACTGCATTACTCGTTAGTGAGCAAAGACTAAAGCAATATACAAGTCTTGACAATAATACGCGTGTTGAAGAGATCACTCCTTGGATACTTGCTGCACAAGACATTTACATACAAGAGATCCTAGGTACTAAATTCTATAATCATCTTAAGCAGGCTGTAATTAACACTACACTGAATAGTGATGAACGTGATCTACTGGATGAATACATTCAACCAATGCTTTGTCACTATGCACTGTACCTAATGTTACCCTCTATTAAGTATAAAATTGTAGAAAAGGGACTCTTAAGTGGTACTAGTGAAGAAACGGCTCCTACAACCCTGGATGAACTCCAGTATGTACGCCAAAGTGAACTTGACTTGGCACAATTCTATAATGAACGCCTTCGTGAATTCCTTCGTGATAATCCTGGAATGTTTCCTGATTATGATAATTCAGGTGTTAAGGGAATGATGCCTAACCATGAACGTCCCTACTTTAGTGGATTGGTAACTAATAACATTCGCAAATATAAATATAGAACATACTATGACAGGTTCGACTACGACGGACGCTACGATGGCTGCTCAGACTGTGGCCCATCAGCTCCCTAAAACAAAAGCTACACTTGAGAATGTAGCAAAACTAAAAATCTATCTCTCTAAAAAAACTAAAAAGTAATATATGGCAACTTTAACCGGACAACAAATAAACACTACATATCCTGGTCTTGTAAAGACTGAGGATAATGCAGCAATAACCGGTACCGCTAAAGCACTTACTGATGGACTGGGTAACCAAATGCCAATCGAGGTAGGCACAGGTGGAGTTAACTTTCCAAGCGGAACTGTTGACTTTACAGGTGCTACTGTGGTTGGTCTACCCGCCAGTGCTGGTGCAACCGGTGCCACAGGACCACAAGGTACCGCAGGAATTAACGGAGCCACAGGTGCTACTGGTACAAGTGGAGCCCAAGGTTTCACAGGAGCCACTGGCTTAGGAAGTACAGGTGCTACAGGTACTAGCGGAAGCCAAGGTTTTCAAGGTTTCACAGGAGCAACTGGCTTAGGAAGTACAGGATCAACTGGACCACAAGGTCCTACAGGAACTGGTTCAATTGGAGCCACTGGTGCTACTGGTGCAGGTGGTGGAACTCCTGGTCTTATCTCAGGTGCAACAGGTGCTGTTGATGCAATGCAATCAGCTGCCGCTCTTACACCAGTAATTGGATCAGCAGATGCACAAGGTAATTATGCAGTTGCAATAGGTGCAGGTGCAATAGCACGCCAAAGCTCAGTTTGTATTGGTCTTACCGCAACTACTTATTCACCAGCAACTGCCGGTATTGCATTCCTAGATGGAGCAGTATTTGGTAGCAGAGGTATTGCAATAGGTTACAATGCTGCATTTACTCAAGGTGTTAATGCAGGTTTTAACTCAACTGCAGAAAACCAAGGAGTTGCAATAGGTCCTGTTACCTATGCACTTGCTGACTGTGTGGCAATTGGTCGTCAAGCCAGAACCATTAACGGATCAGATCGTCAAATTGCAATTGGTTATTACCCAGTAGCTGGAGCTTACGGAAGTATTGCAATCGGTAGCCAAGCAACAACCGGATCACTAAGTGATTATGGTACTGCCATTGGCTTTGGTGCAAGTACAGGTGTAAGTGGATCTCAAGGATTTGCTGCAGGATATCTTGCCTTCGTAGGTGCTCAAAGTGCTGTAGCTGTAGGCCCTGCATCAAGTGCTACTGCCTCTAATGCTGTTGCAATTGGTAACAGTGCAATCGCATCGGCTGACTCTGCTGTTGCAATCGGTAACGGTGTAACTGCATCAACTATAGGTTGGACTACAACTAAAAACTTTCAGGTAACAAATTATGCAGGTCTTAACTTTGCTAATGATACTGCTGCCGCTGCCGGTGGTGTACCACTAGGTGGTCTTTATCATCATAATGGAGCTGCACAAATCAGAATCGTATAAATATAAAAAAAATTAAACTATGGCTTTAAATATCACATCCGAATTAGTAACACTAGACGGAATTGCCCTATCCACATCTTATGGTCGCATTGAAGTACGCGACGGCGTAAGCGGAGAAAACTTAATCTGCGGATTAGCAGTTTATGCATCAAAACCTGCATTTGAAGCAGGTCGTGGTGCACTTGTAGTTGAAGACCCAGCATTGGATGTAAATGCTCCACTTAAGACGTATTGGGTAATGCCTTACTCTAGAGAAACTGATGGAACCGACATCCTGGTTCTTGCCCATGACTATATCCAAGGCGAACTAAGCAATCTCGGAGTACAGAGTACCATCGTTCTCTAGTGAAACAAACTAGGGACTCTAATATATAATATAGGTAACAGGTTCTATCCGCATTTTGTTCCTGTTACCAATCTGACATTCAGTTTTATTAATTTTTTAATTGGTGATCTGTTTTGTTTTGATGTTTTTTATTGTTTTTTTGGAAAGGGTCGGTTTTACCGATCCTTTTCTTTTGCTCTCATTTTTCTCACCCTCTCGCCCTAGAATGTGTGGGTTTTACCCGGTTACCCGGTTACCCGGTTTATCTTATA